CGGTCGATCGTCTCGGTCGTGATCGTCGCCTCGACCTTGACGCCGGCAGCCTTCTCGATCGTCGCACTGAGCGTCGTGCGCTGCATCAGAACTCCTCGATCACCGGCCGCACATCGCAGCGGCAGTTTGGATGAACGATGCCGAGCGACGAGCGCCCGACCTTGAATGAACCGCCGCCGACTCCTTGAATCGTCTCGCCGGCCTTGACCATCGGCGCGTCAATCGGGATCGCCTTCTGGCCCGGCCCGTATCGCTTCGCGATCGTCTTGCAGAACTCGCAGGCTCCCGGCGCGATCAGGAAGTGCTTCTCCTTGACCGCTCCGGACTCCTTCCAGGCGTCGATCTGGCCTTCGTGGTAGGCGTTCGCAGACTCGGTCCGAGCGATGACGGTCGCACGGTCGCGCGAGTAGCCGTAGCCGGTCCGGAGCCGGCGGATCTCCTCATCGATCGAGAAGGTCTGGCCGAGTCCGGAGTCGAACCGCTGGACCGTCTCCGTGATGACCGCCTCGACGATCGACGCCGCCTGCTTCGCGATCGCCTTTTCCAGAGCCGCCGAGAGTCTCGGCGTCGAGATCCGAGCCGCACCGGCTGCCGAGAGGATCTCATTGATCCGGGTCGTCCCGACCGAGGCTCCGCCGCCGGCCGCCCCAGTCAGAGCCGCGACGAGGTTCTCGAGCATCGGACCCTTGAGGCCGGTCAGGTCCTCGAGGATCTTCCTGATCGCCTTCTCGCGGCCGCTGGCCTTCTGGGGGACCGGAGAGACCTCGCCGGACTGGAGAGCCTCCACGAGCCGCTTCTGGACCTGCTGGAGACCGTCCTCGATGATCGCCCGGATCGCCATCGCCGGCGTCCGCTTCTCGCCCTCCCGGATGTCGTCCTCGGCCGTCGGCTCCTCGCCGTCCGCCTTTTGGTACATCCGCTCGAAATCGTCTTCAAGGCCCTCGATCGCGAGCCGGTACCACTTGACCTCCTCCGGCCACTCGTAGACCTTGGCGGCCTTCTGGACCGTCGAGCAGCAGTCGCAGCCCTTCTCCTCGGCCGCCTCGAGCTCGTCCATCTTGCGGTCAGCCCAGCCCGCTCCGGCCGCGTCGGGGTTTGCCGGATCGCCGCCCCAAAGCAGCCACGCGATCACGCCGGCGGACGGGTAGTCCTCGTGGTCTGGATCTGCCGCCGGTGCGTCGAGGTCGACGCGGTGCCGGCTGAAGAAGTTCGCCATTCGGCCGACCGTCTCCGGCGAGAGGTCCGCCCGGTTCTTGATATCGCGAGCCCGAGCGACGCCGACCTCGGTGCCGCCGCGGCCGTACTCCTCGCGGAGCTTCAGACCACGCTCGGCGAGCGCCGCCATCTCCTCGGTCGGCTTCAGGTCAACGTCGGCGATCGCCTTCGTCTCTTCGCACATCGAGTAGGCCATGCCAACCGCCTGATCGCGGTCGTAGCCCTCGGCGGTCAGGACCTCGATGCCACGCTCGACGCAGTCGTCGAACGGCTCGTCAGGCATGCGGTGGACCTTGTCTCGCTTCGCCGCATCCTCTGCGGCGATCGCCTTCTCCTCGGCTTCGACCATCCGCTCGGCGACCGACCGCGGGAAGCCGCAGCCTTGGAGCATCTTGACGACCGTGTAGTCGGAGAGCCGACGCTCGTGGAGCGACTGAAGCAGCGAGGACGCGAACCCGAGATCCGGTCCGGCCTCGCCGCCTGAGTCGGCGGGATCAGGCGAATCGACCGAGAGCAGCCCACCCATGCCCATAGCCGCACCGCCGATCGGCTGGCCGTTCACGAGGAGTCGGTCGGCGAACTCGTCGTCGATCGGCTCGCGTCCTTCCTCGATCCGAGCCTCGTTCGGCGTACGCCATCCGCCGGCGACCGCGGTCTGCCGCTCCGTGAGCTCGTACGCCTTGTCGGCCGGGACCGGGTTGTCGTAGGCGAGGCAGTGCGTGTCCTCGAGCCCGAAAAGCGGGAGCAGCGTCTGGTTCAGCTCCTCCTCGTCCATGCGGCAGAGCGGCAGGATCGTGCCCTCACGCCACGACGCGAAGCCGGTCTGTGCTGAGGCGAGGTTCGGGTCGTTCGCCTTGAGCATCGACACCGGCACGCCGAATACCGCTGCGATCTCCTCGACGATCTCCTCGCGGCCAGCGAGATCCTTCGGCGGGAAGTTGAGCGGCGTGAACTGGACGTCGCCCGTGACCGTGATGAACGACCCATCCTTCCGCGTGCCGCGGAGCCGGTTCTCGACCTGCTGCTGGAACCGATCGAGCTGATCGCCCGTCGGCGTGCCCTTGACGACGACCGCGTAGTCCGGCCTCGCCGAGTTCGCGAACGTTGCGAGGTCCATCTCGTGAATCGCCTCGTTCGCCTGGATGACGCCGTAGGCTGCCTCGACCTTGCCGAGACCGTAGTAGAGGTTGCCGGGATTCGGCCGGCGGAAGTGGATCACCTCGTCGCGATCAAAGACCTGCTTTCGCTGCGAGTCGATGCCGTAGAGGTAGCCGCGGATGAACTCGTCTTCGTCCGGGATCACCTCGACGAACTGCGGAGCGAGCGGCCAAATCTCTGCCGGCAGGCCGGCCGCCTCGTCAATGATCGGATGCAGGTAGGCGTTTCCGGTCAGCTCGCCGTAGAGGATGCGAAGGACCGCAAGGTCGAAGCCGTTGAGGAACGGGTTCGCCTTCGCGAGAAGATCCGTGATCGGATGCGAGCCGGTGACCTCCTCGAAGTCGTCGCCGTATGCGACGGCCTTCCGCATCACCGAGTGCGAAGGCCGAGCGTCGCCCGGAAGATCGCCGTACATGTACGCCTTGCGATGGCGACTGATCGCCCTCGTCGGCAGCAGCGTTGCGTCCTTCTTCGCGTAGAGTCGAAGCGGCAGCGAGGCGACGGCGTTCGCGTTGATCGTCGCTGCAGCGTAGACCCACGAGCGATAGGACTGGATCCCTCGAGTCGGCGAGAACGGAGCACGCATCGCGCCTTCGCGACCGCCGGCGACGACGTTCACACTCGACGCGAGGAACTTGTCCGGCGTCGTCTGTCGCTTGGCGAGAAGCCCGAAGAGATCAGAGATCGGCATTCGTCATAGGACCCTAAAGTCGAACCCGGTGCGAGCCTTGGTATCGAGGCATCGCAGGGCGAGAGCCAGGGCACATACGCCGTCGTCGTGCATGCCCGAAGGAGCCTCATAGCGAACGCCAGTCCGCGTATAGGCATATTCGAAAGTATCGCACTCCACGCGAAGCCAGCCGTCCGGGATGCGGACCCTCGACGTCTGGAACGCGGTCGCGAGTCCTTCCATCAGCTGTTGCTTCGACGTCTGCGAGAACTTGAAGCCCTCGACCCGCGGATGCCGTCGCTGGAGATCTTCTACGATCGGATCGCCGACGCCGGTCGAGTCGATCAGAACCGGCAGCTCTGAGATCAGACTTTCGATCCGCCGGATCGTCTCGGCCCACGGACCCTGCCATCGCTCAAGCATGCAGACGCCGCCGTCGTTGTCGAGGCCGCAGACGACCGTATAGTCGACCGACTTCGCGAGGTCGATGCCGATCGCGGCCGGCGGATCGGTCGAGAGATCGCCGACGCATCGCTCGATGGCGTCGAGTCCGAACGGGTTGCCGCCGTCGTCGGCCGGGATCCCGAGGAACTCCTGCTCGAAGACCATTCGCGGCAGCTCCTTCTCGGCCGCTGCGATCTCCTCCGGCTTGATCGTCGGGTTCGTCGTCGTCGGCAGCCGCCAAGACTTCCAGCCGCCGTCGCCGATCTGCCCTCGCTCGAAGCACCGATGGAAGAACGACCGGCCTTTCGGCGTGCCGAGGAACCAGGCGTCGCCCTGCTTGTCGGCGAGCGTCGCGCGGATCGTCTCCTGCCACGCCGGCCCGAGGTCACGGACGATGCCGGCCTCGTCAATGATGACTCGATCGTAGCGGCGACCTCGGCCGGCGTCGACGGAGTCGAGCGACCAGAAGTCGATCGAGCCGCCCGAGACGAGATCGATTCGCTTCTCGACGCGGTCGAGCTTGACGATCGCGGGCCGGAGGATCTGCTCGACGGCTCGCCATGGGTCGGCGAGGTAGCGGTACGTCGGAGCGAACCAGCCGACCTCGGCTCCGTCGATGGCTCGATCGACAGCGAGCTGGATGCCGAGATGCGTCTTGCCGAAGCGTCGACCGCATTCGAGGACGTTGAACCGAGCGGACTCGTCGAGGACTCGACGCTGCCCGACGTGGAGCGCGTCTTCGATCGG